TATCACCAGATTCTATGTGATTTAACATAGCTGCTCCGTCGTCATTGCTTCCTGTTTCGTGAAGATAGACAAAAGTTCTACCTGCTTTTAATCCATTTATTGTAGAGATAGTAGAAGTAGTATCAGAAGATTCAAACTCCGCAGCATAAGGCACTTCATAAACACCATAATCTGCCCAAGCACTTCTAGCTAAAGTTCCAATATACCAAAGATTTTCTGCATAGTTATAAGCTACCATTCTATCTATTTGATCAGAGTTAGCTGAAGCATAGAACCACATTACTTCATTGTAATTAGAATTAGATGCACAAAATACATCTTGTTTTGCATTTTCATTTATATCGTCAAATACATAATCTTGCACACTACAAGGTATTTTTTTAACTGCACCATCATATAAGAAGAAAGAATCATTACTCATCCAGAACGAGTTACCAGATACATCGACTGCTGCATTAATACCTACAGCTCCACAGTTGGAACCAATTTGTTTAAAACCAAATGTTAAAGGTGCACCAATAAACTGCATCTGATACAAAGCTGTATCAGTCCATATCATTACAGCACCTCTTGATCTAACAGCTGTATTAATTTGGTTACCGTCAGTTAATCTAAAAGAACCTGCGGTGTTAGTTGCAGTTGGTGTCCAATCACTTGTTGATTCTTGATCAGACCACCTGATAAACATGTTATCTTGTGTAGATGTTGTGCCAATTGTAGTTTCTGTTCCAAGACAAATAACATGTCTGTCATCACCAGAAACAATCATAAATCTAGATTTTGTAGGAGCGCCACTAACTTCCGTGGTCCCCGCTCTATTACTAGATAACCCTGCTGAAGTATCCCAGTAAAATAATCCACCATTAAATTGTAAAGCTAATACATCCTCACCCCAGTTGTCTAAGGCCCATTTAGAAGATTCCAATAGCACGCCTTCACCACCAGTCAATCCTTCACGAGTAGTGTTCCATGTGCTTGTGCTCCATGTACCAGCACCCCAACCATAACCAAATAGCGCTACTGCAGCTCCTGTGTTTACTTGATAACTTGCATTAGCTGTAGCTCCTGTAGTGCTACTGGAAGCATTTGCCGGGGCTTGTATAGTGTATGTGTTAGAACTAGGCACTGTCAAGACTTCAAACTCGCCTTGTAAATTAGCTTGAGACAATCCACCCACTGCACCACTAACACTAGAAATAGTTACAAAATCACCTATTAAAGCACCATGGCTTGCATCTGTTACAGTAACTGTAGAAGATCCACTAGTTGTTGCAAACTGAGTGATATTTCCTGTAGCGGTAGAACGTATAGGGGTTATGTCTGCATAAGAGTTTTCAGAATAAGCGTATAATTTTTTATTAGTTCCGTAGATAGCATATTTAACACCGCCTAAATCAGAGTATGTAAGAATCGCTCTTGTTGCACCTACAAGTGCATCAGATGTAACTTTCTCCCATCCACCTATTTTTTCAGGTAGACCATATCGAAACCTAACATTATCACAGTCGACCCAACGACCTTCTGCACCATATTCAGTATTTTGCTTGTCTATACCAGGCGCTATTTGCAGTTTTGTTAACGGCATGTAACTCCTTATATTGCAGAATCGTAGAACCTAATATAACGATCTGTTCCGTTTACGTTTATTTTTAATGCACCTACTTTACTGCCATCTGTAGCTGTTGAGGTTGATACACTAGCAGTGCTACCACTTCCTGTTGTACCATCAAACTTAATAAATTCTTGATCTTGATCATCTTGATCTAAAGATAAACAAGCTATTGCCCCTGAACTATTGGCTTGATTTATTTCTACTAATGCATCGGCTGGTGAGTTTGTTCCAAAACCAATCTTATCAGCAGAACCATCTATAAAGAAAGCGTTTGCTAATGTGTTTGTTTCTGCTCTAAAATCAACAGAAGCACCAGAGTCATTAAATGTAAATCCACCACCATCAAAGTCAATTGCACCAGTAGCTTTAACACCACCTACAACGTGTAATTCTGTTGAGGGTGAGTTTGTTTTAATACCGATACGGTCATTACCAGCATCTGTAAAAAATAAGTTTGCATCTCCATTACCTTCGATTCTAAAATCTAAGTCAGCAGAAGATTCATTAAATACAAAACTACCACCATCAAGAGAAGTATTACCTGATACAGTTAGTGTTCCGTTGGCCTTAATATTTCCTGCATCGTTCAAAACGTCAAACATAGTAGAACCGTCAGAATATAAAATATGTTTAGCACCTTGAACTAATGTTGTTCCTGTGCCACCAGAAGGTTTAAATGTTAAAGTATTACCGCTGTGAGTCGTTGCATCATCAACAATGTACCATGTCTCTACAGCTTCAGTGCTCATAGTCGTTGCACCTGATAAAGTGCCTGTTAATTTTATAATAGCGTTACTTTGTTCATCTGTTGTAGAACCATCTGTTGCTGTTAAAGAATCGGTTGTGCTGGCGACAGCTACTGAAACATATCCTTTCGCTGCTGATTCTAATTTTTGTAAATTGTTGTTTGTTATTGTACCCCAGGTTCCGGAGTTTTCTCCGCTGGCCTGAAGCTCTAAGTTTAAAGTGCTTGAGTATGATGATGCCATTTATATCTCCTTATCCTACGTCATCCAATAAAGCTGCTACTATACATGTCACCGTAGAAGAAGATGAAATTGCATGAATATCTGCAACTGTAGTATTTGGTAAATTACCAAACCAAGAGTGTCCTGCTGCTATTTTAATAGCATCGCCTGCAGAAGAGGATGCTGTTCCAGCATCTAATACTATGTAAATATCTTTTGATGTATCTGTATTTTTTACAAATAAAAAATTTACCTTATCTCCTGTTGCTACTGCAGTGGGAGCAGTATCATCGTCAACTGCTGTATAATCTATAAAACTTCCAGCAATTAAATCAGTGCTAGAATTAGAAACACTTGTCAGTTTATAATACCATTTATCATTAGCATCTGCTGGAGAAATAGTAATACTTCCAGAGATAGTCTTAGATATCTCGTCTGGTAAAACTGTTACATTTAAACTTACTGTTGCGTCATTTGCCATTAATCTGTGCTTCCTGGTTCAACGTCAGAATACTCTACTGTTTGTGAGTCGTCAATCTCACTCCAAATAAAAAAATCAGGAGATCCAACAGAAAGTGCAACTAAATTTTGGAAAGCTTCACCAAAAGCTGTTTCTTCACCAATAGCGGATGTAATTACTCCTGCTGAAGTAGGTGATACATTTGCTCCACCTGTGGCCACTTCTGTGCCTAAAGAAAATGTAGCCGCTAAACTAGTTCCTGATTGTGATATTACAGCAGATCCTGTTACACTTTCATCTCCAATCCCAGAAGTAATTGCTATACCACTAATAAAAGGTGATCCTACGTTTTGTACACCACCACCTCTAACAGAAGCTATAGCAAACTCAGATATGGTGCCGTGACCAAATAACATTATTAACCTTTTGGATTATCACTTCTTACTTTATTGTAAGCTGTTTTGTAAGTGTCCCATTTTGTAGAGTCTCCACCTATTTCTTTTTCACAATATGCCTCTGCAAATTCTTGTAAAGAAGGATATTCTGCTAATCTATTAATTTTATATTCGTCAGGGTCAGTCCATGATTCTACTGATGACCAGTTTATAGTAATATTGTTGCCACTAGAATCTAAAGCTGTTATATCCTCTTTTGTATCACCATTTATTGAAACTGCATCGCTGTGAATTGCTCTGATTGCTTTGTGTAAATCAGCCATTATGCTAGTACCTCCATTAGTGTAATTACATTAATTGTTCTTGCGTGTTGGGCATTATCTGTATCAGCAGTACCTCTACCATAATATAAAGTTCCCCCACCAACAGCACCACCTTGAATTTTATAAGTTGTAGCTGAAGTTGTATTTGGTGAGTCTAGAAAACTTGTGTTGAAAGGCATCTGTGTTGTAGCACCAAGAGTTCCTGTATAAGCACTTGCACCAAATGACCTTGACTTACTACCAGACGCATCACCTAAAGCAATTTGTGTTGAGCCTCTCAACAATATTGTCGATATTGAATTATCACTAGAACTAACACTTAAATTTACAGTTACTAAAACTTTACTATTAGTAGCACTAGGAGTGATTGAAGCAGATAATCCTGTTACATCTACAAAACTTGATGAAGTAGTAGAAAACACATCTGTTTTTACAGTTTGTATAACCTGTCCTATTTTTCCTTGTCCTATAGAAGTATATTCTGTTCCTGCTAAATCTAAGACATCACAGTGCAATGTGCCGTCAAAATAACCATCTTTAAATTCTAAAGAAGTTGTACCTAAATCTACATCATTATCTGTAACAGGCGATACAGCACCGTCTTTAATTGTAATTTGATCTGTGCCCGCAACTTTAATATCTATCTGGTCATCTGTGTCTGCTGTAATACTTGTGTCACCATCAGTATCTAAAATTAATTCTGTGCCGTTTAAATCAGAATCTAAAGGACCACCAACTGCGCCAGATATTTCTACAATAAAAATACTGTCTCCACTTGCAGGAGCTGTAGTAAAAGAAATTTGAGATCCACCACTGGCCAAAGTAAAGTCAGTGCCTGGTCTTTGGATTACACCATTTTTAGATACGATTAATTGTGCAGGCGAACCTACTTG